ACTATAACAGCACCCGGTGTTGGGGTGTACGTTCCGTTAGCTGTGAATGTTGTAATTTTAGTTGCAGCAGACCAGTATACGTTACCCGTTCCGTTTGATGCAAGCAATTGACCTGCTGTGCCTTGTGATGCTGTTGAGTCAATGATTTTGGCACCAGAAGCAAACGTCAAGTTAGCAGTACTGCCAATGCTCACGTTTGCCGTACCTGAGATTAATGTTGCCGCAACTGTAGCAGCATTGACAGTACCAGTTGTCCATACGCCAGTAGCATTGGCTTGTACTGCCGACGCAATATTAGCACTAGTAGTTACAAACAACGTACTTGTATTAGTTTGGTTTGCAACATTAATAGACGGAGCATTGACTAGTGTAGAATTGGCAGTAAAATTTGACATATGTTTTTTTATTTTTGAGTAGAGAACGTCGCTGTTGATGTATCTTTATCTGCATTAATACCAGCAACAAGCATCTTTTGAAAATGCAATGCAGGCTCTGCAGAGACTAGGCCTAGTGACTTAACTGCCACATCGATAAAATTTAAAAGCACTTGTGCTTCGTTAGATGTCATTGTAATTTGCATATAGAGTCCTCAAAGTTAATGTTTATAATCAGTGTCATTGCTGACAGTATATTTATGCAGCAATCCACGGCAATGGAGAAGCAATTTTTGGATTAGATGCTGCATTAAGTTGCCCATCAATATCAGCTAAAATAGCAGCAACTCCTTCTTCACCCATTGCAGTATGTACCCATTCAATAACAATATCATTAGTTAAATTTGCATAAGGAATATAAACGTCTCTAGTATAAAATGGAATGCCGGTTGCTCCCGCCATATACGCTGTATGTGTTCCATTAGTCCCGGTACAGGACCAATTTACGCTGCAAATTACATCAACTTCTCCCTGGTATGAGGGATAATTGTCCATCGAGCCTACTGTCCAAGTATATGTGTTATCCATAATAAACTCCTTAAGCGAATCGAGTAGCAGTTGCCGTAATAACTTGAGCCGCACCTGATGTTTGAGTTGCCACTAAGTTGTTTCCACTAACTGCTATAGCCATAAGTGTTGCCGTAACAAGGCTTGTGTATTTAAAAGAAACTGTTGGACCAGAACACGCTGCTACCAAAATACCCACAGCATTATAATTTGCAGCAGAAGCAGAGGCATAAAGACTTGCTTGAACTAGCCACAACCCATTTCCGGGATTAGGTATTGCAAAGATAGTTACAGCTGTACCTGATGCAGTAGATGCTGTGTTCATGCTTGCTGTTTGGTGAATACCTGCTACAAGTTGAACTTGGTTAGACGTGATATCTGTAGGAACCGATGTAGATCCAACATAAAAGTTTCCAGTCGAGTCTAACGTAGCTTTAAGCGTTGTATTGGTAGCAAATCCAAGCGAGTTAGCGGCGGGTAAATAAATGCCTGTTACTGGGATGGTTGTGTTTGTGACGTTTACGTTGTTTGCGCTAATACCGTAGAAAGATGCCACTGGTACAGATACAGTTAATTGTCCGGAGTTTAGACTCATCGTAGTTGTAAAACTAGCCGCGGCACCTGCGGTTCCGGATACGGTAGATGTGTCCCATGTGTGTGTTTGTCCGGCTTGGTAATATCGTGTAGCGTATCCAGCGGCTATAAAAAAATCAGACCCACTAGCATTGTAGACGTTTTGACCAACAATAAAATATTGACTACTTTGATAATACAACCCGCCGCCACCAAACTGCAATGCAGGAGTTGTTCCCCACGCCTTTACGGATGTAGTTCCAATAGCTAACGTACCGTTCAAGTAATTCGGAGCCGATCCGCTCATATACAAATTCCAACTATTAGTCGCTGAACCTGTGCCTTGTGCGCCATAATAAGCGTATGCTGTGCCAATACTTTGTGTTGCGTTGGCACCCTTCGCAATGTTGCCGGCATAATAGCTATAGGAACTTGTAACAATTGCGTTAGATGTTGCGCTGATATTTGGAACGTCAGCGTAAAATGCATAAGCACTTGTAACTGTATTACTAATTGCGGTTGCTGCTAATTGCCAATATCCTCGAATCGCAGTCAAGTTTGTTGACATTATCGAACTGTTTAAATATGCAGCGCTAACAAATGCATAAAGGTTGCCAACAGTAGCGGTTGCTTGCGGAGTGAAGATAGGCACTGATGACAATCCAGTCATAGTCGTTGTAGCGGCTGTGCCGTTCATGTTTGGATTAATATAAAACCCAAATGGATTACCCGCAAAGGTGTTTGTACCTTGCTGTATAAAATTGTATTGCAATGATGTACTAGGAGACCAAAAGATAGGCCCGTTAGTCATTGTGGTTGTACCTATACCCAGCTGGTTCGCAACCAATGTTGTTGCATTGGCGGTAACCGTGCCAATTGTCAATGTAGCAGAAGTTAGGTTTGCTTGTGACGTACTATTTTGTAATAATACAGAAGGTGCAGTGGTTACCGTACTATTACCTAATGTAGTTGACAACGAAGTTCGTGTAGCAATTGAAGTGCTGTTCTGTAATGATACAGTCGGCGCACCTGTGATTGTAGTATTTCCGCCAACCAATCCTGATGTAGTACTTGATGTTGTTACGTTAATAGTAGGTACGGTTGTGCTATTGCCCACTAGTGTTAGCGTAGACGTTGTAAGCTGTACGTTACCACCTACGTTAGCAGATGTAGTTGCAAAGAACGTAGCAGTATTCACTTGTCCTGTAATGTTGATTGCTGCAGCATTGACTAGTGTAGCATTAGCAGTGAATGTTGCACCAACAGTTAATAATGCTGAGTTAACGCTAGTAGATAAATTAGCAGTAGTGCCTGTGATTGCACCTGTAGCATCAATTGTATTTGCTGATAGAACAAATCGGGAAATGCTGTTACCTAGTGTTTGACCTGATGAATTTGATGTAGGAACAATAGCAGTAGCATTTATTGTAATGCCGGTAGTTGTATATGAAGCAGCGTTAATATTACCTGTATGATAAGTACCTGTAGTATTAGCAATAAATGCTGTGCCGACTGAAAGAACAGCTGAGTTTACAATACCTGTTGCATTGGTTATCCAAATACCAGCAGTATTGACATAGACGTTAGAGGACGCTAGGTTTGCTGAAGTTGTGGTAAATAGCGTAGCGGTATTGGTTTGCCCGACAACATTGATTGCTGCAGCATTGACTAGTGTAGCATTAGCAGTGAATGTTGCACCAACAGTCAACAATGCTGAGTTAACGCTAGTGCTTACATTAGCAAACCCTGTGATTGTAGTGTTGCCAGTAATGCCAAATGTTGTCGAGTTGGCAACTGTAATCATTCTAAGACCACCAGCTGCCCCAGACCAAGGAACAATTGCTAAATTAGCATTACCTATACCAGAGTTGCCAACCGCAACAATTGTAGTATCACCTGCAGTAGTCAGAGAGTTATATGCACCTGCGCCAGCATTAGGAAGTACACCTAATGAGTATGACCCATTTAATATTTTTAAAACTTGGACTGTATTCGCTGCTGCAGTAGTATCTGTGATTGTTGTAACTGTTGAGTTAGCAATAAATGCTGTGCCGACAGTTAATAAAGCGGTGTTGACGCTAGTGCTTACATTAGCAAAGCCAGTAATGGTTGTATTACCAGCAGCAAGAAGACCTGTAACATTTGTTGATGTACTATTGATGGACAATCTAGAAGATAAAGCCGTGGTATTTGATACTACAAATCCAAATCTTGAAGGAACATACCCGGAGTTAGCAACAGGTGCGCTATCTACTTCTGCAAGCATGTAAGCAGAATTGATGAATGTATTGCCATCGTGAGCTTGGAACATAAACGTACCGAGATCGTCATCAGCAACAACAATTCCTCCAGCTCGAGATTTACCTGTATTCCAATATGGTCCATAGCCATCAGCAGTTGAATTTCTTGCAACTAACTGTGGATTAAATGCAATATTAGAAAGCATTGTCAATGATGTATTAGATAACGTAGTATTAGATATGCTATTGCCAAAAAATACTTTTGAAGTATTAGCGCTGAAACTAGTACCCACTGTCAACAATGCTGAGTTAACGCTAGTAGATAAATTAGCAGTAGTGCCTGTGATTGCACCTGTAGCATCAATTGTATTTGCTGATAGAACAAATCGGGAAATAGTATTTCCTAATGTCTGCCCTGAGCTATTTGATGTAGGAACAATAGCAGTAGCATTTATTGTAATGCCGGTAGTCGTATATGAAGCAGCGTTAATATTACCTGTAGCATTAATGGCGCTAAAATATGACTGATTGCCATCATTAGCGTATACACCTTGCTGAACAATAATACCTGAACCAAAAACAACATTTGCAGATGTTCCGCCGCCAGAAATATTAAGAGAATCAATTGATATAGCGCCACTAATTACGCCAATTCGTAACACATTTGAAGTTAAATTATCGGGATCAGCAAATATTAATTGTTTATTGCCTGTTGCATTATAATTTAAATAAACGCCAAATCCAGTTCCGGTACCAACATCGCTGCCACCAATACCTAGACCATATCCCGTATAAATTGACCTAGCCGCATTTCCAATGGGACTTTTGATGGTAATAAGTCCATTAGAAGCATAATAGGTATAGCAATTTTGACCGACGGCGAATACGTTACCTGATGTTCCGTTACTGCTGAACAGAATGCCATCAGCCATATTTAGCGCTAACCCACCTGCACCGATGTAGGCAGAATTGGTTGCGTATGATGCAGTCGTGTTGGGAGTTCTACCTGATGTAGAGGTTCGCAATACCTGTAATGCTGTATTTGCCATATGGCACCTTAGTCAATCCGTATATACGGAAGGTTAAAATGATTCTTCAGTCACCTTTTTATTGGGTTTCTGTGCTTTTGCGACAGCACTATTTAGCGCCGTCTGTAATTCCTCTACTTTTTTTGTCTTAAAGTGTAAATCTGTTTCCAAAAGTAATAACTTACTTTGCATTTCACTAATGACTGCTCTCATCTTTTCAATATACACATTAATAAATTCGCCACTCATATCCATTATTTATACCTTTTTAATTTGCCCTTTACAAATCCTGCAGGCATACATATAGTAGCAGGAACATATCTATTTATAATCCCGTTATTAACACAAATAGTACCTAGTTGTTTTTCTTTTAATTTTTGGCGAGTTTCATCAGACATTTGTGCTTGTAGTTTTCTTTTTTCTTTAATCTTTTGTTTTGTTTCTTCAGTATGAGTTTTCCCTTTAAAGCCAGAAGGGATTCCTTTATGTGCATCAATTTGACGTTTGCGATACTCAGGATTTTGCCATTGATTTTTTACATTATCACTAAGAATTTTTCTTTGTTCAGGATCAGAGAATTGTTTTATAGAAGCTTTGCTAATATTATTTTTTGTTGCTTCTGATCTAATTTTGCCTATATTATTTAATTTTATTTTTTGTATAGTTTCATCGGAGTGATTATATCCTAAAGTAGACGGAGTAGTAGCTTTTTGAGTTTTATTATAATATTTTTTATTCAATTCTTCTGGCTTTATCATATCAAGCCAGCGCTGTTCTTCAATGACTAAAGCTTCTTTGGTATCTACACGAGAAACTATTCTACGTTTGAAGTCATTTGGCCTGCGGCGATGAGCTTCTCGCATACTATTCGAACTGCTGATATACCCATCATTTATATGACCCCAATGCCTTCCAACATAAAATCTATTGTATTGCTTGTCAAACCAAACGTAAATGAATCCATACTTTTCCATAAAATACTCCAGTAAACAAGATATCACTAGAGTATTTATATAATAGCGTGTGTCTAGAACGTGCCGCCGTCCACGCCACCCCAAGCAGGTAAATTGTTTGTAACCTGCAACACGTTGCCGTTTGCTGCGATACCTAATTTTGACAATGTGTTAGTTGCAGATGCATAAAGCAAGTCACCAGCAGCATATGTGCCTGTACCTGTACCACCTGATGTTGCACCTAACGCCGTACTTAATGATAATGAGTTTGCGGTGAGGTTGACATTGACTGTTGAGTTTGCAGTTACTGTAACTGTGAGTGAGTTAGCAACAAAGACGCCACCTGAACCATAGGGTAACAAGTATGCTTGCAATGTACCTGTAGTTGCACCCGTATCGATGGTTGTTGTGCCAGGTGCAGTGCCTGTTGCAAAAAGTTTATAATATGGGTTCGTATTAGATGATGATGCAGCAATACGAGCAATACCAGAGTAGAACGTATTAAGTGTATTACCTGTTGCTTGATAGATGCCTGTATCAACAGCATCCGTGAATGTTACGGTAGATGCTTGTTGATCTGCAAGTTGAATCAAATTGTCCTTGACTTGCAAATTGGTTGTATCAATCGTTGTCAATGTACCTTGTACAGTCAAGTTACCTGTAGCAAGAATATCACGAATAGACAAGTATCCAGACGTTGCAACAATGTTGGCACCCGTGAAGGTCACCATGGTGCTGTTAGCAATAAATGCGGTGCCTATGCTATGTACAGCGGCGTTGACCACACCTGTTGAGTTCGCTACGAACACACCAGCTGTATTTGCAATGACGTTAGACGATGCAATGTTGGCTGATGTTGTAACGAATAACGTTGCTGTATTAACTTGTCCTGTGACGTTGGCATACGCTGCTTGAAGAGCAGTTGTAACATACGCTGTTGCTACGTTAAGTGTGGTGACGTTAGCAATACCCATCGCCATCGCTGTACTATTAACTACCGATGTACCAATCGTCAATGTAGCAGATGTTAAGTTCGCTTGTGACGTGCTGTTCTGTAATAAAACAGCCGGCGCACCTGTGATCGTACTATTGCCGCCAACCAATCCTGATGTAGTACTTGATGTTGTTAAATTAATTGTAGGAACTGTTGTACTATTGCCTACAAGCGTTAAGGTTGATGTTGTAAGCTGTACGTTACTACCTACGTTAGCACTCGTAGTTGCAAAGAACGTAGCTGTATTAATTTGACCTGTAATGTTGATTGCTGCAGCATTAACAAGGGTTGCATTAGCAGTAAATGTTGCAGACGCCTGAATTGTGGCGGCATTGACAGTGCCTGTTGTAAAAATTCCACTAGAATTAGCTTGCACTGCAGATGCAATATTAGCACTTGTTGTAGCATAGAGCGTAGCAGTATTAACTTGACCTGTGATGTTGGCATATGAACCTGACAAGTTAGCAACAGCAAGTGTTGCAGTCAAGCCAGCCGCATTGACAACCGTACTACCAATTGTCAAGGCAAGTGACGTTAGGTTAGAAGTTGATGTGCTATTTTGTAATGTAATGATTGGCGCATTAGTTACGCTTGAGTTACCATATACAATGTTGCCGGTTGTGATAGTCGCTGTGGATACTGTTGAGTTACCTGCAATTGCAAAGGCAGACACATTAGTTGTAACGTTAGAACCTACAGCCAAGCCTACTGTATTAACAACAACAGTACCTAAGGTCAATGCAAGTGATGTTAAATTCGATGTTGATGTGCTATTTTGTAGCGTGATAATAGGTGCATTAGTTACGCTAGAGTTGCCGTAAACAATGTTGCCGGTTGTAACAGTCGCTGTAGATACTGTTGAGTTGCCAGTGATAGAAAACGCTGTCGTATTAACAGTAACGTTAGATCCGACCTGTGTGTTAGTTGTGACACTAACTGTATTGACGTTAAGGTTATTAGCGATGACTACGTTATTAGTTGTAGTCGTAAATGTGAACCCAGCAGTGCCGCCTAGCGTACCGCTGTTATTAAACTGAATTTGTGTGTTGGCACCACCAGGAGTTGCTGATGCACCAGTACGGCCGCTGATGTATTGTACCATTGCCGCTGTGGTTGCAAGTTCTAAACCTGATCCGCCGCCACTGGCATTAGCACCTAGGACAGATGAGTTCGCTGTATTGGATATTGAACTGACAATAACAGGAATCGTTGCAGACGATGTTCCTTGTACAACAAGGCCTGTTGTGAATGTATTTGATACGAATGAGTTGGCATCAAGAATGACAGTCGCATTAGCGGTCTGTGTACCTGGAGCTGTTGTTTGATTTACATAAGCAAACTTAGCGCCGCCGATAACAAATCCTGCGGTGCCTACGCCGGTTTGGGCACCAACATAGATGTTATTTGAGTTATAAGAATATGCTAACTCACCGGCAGCAAGTACTGTGCCTGGTGATGCTGCAGTGTTACTACGACGAACTTGTACAATTGTATTTGCCATTAGAAGCTACCGCCATCTATGTTTGTAATGTTTAAGTTTAGATGGTCTGCAGTTTCTAGTACAAATGTGGCATCTACCGCATTATAGACTAGCGTATTTCCATCAGCTTTATCTAACATCACAACATCTTTCAAATCACGCAAATTGTTAGTTGCTAATAACGCTTCATTTTTAATAACAATAGGATTGGCGTTTGTTGTAAACCGAACAGGATTAAACCCGAGATTCTCTGAAACTCGAGCGTTAGTAATTCCTGGAGAGTTGGATAGTTTAACACGAGCAGTGTGAGACGTATTCACACGGATGTTGCTGTTTCCTAATCCATTTTGAACATTAACATTAATAGCCATTACGTTACCTGAGTGACTTCTGGTGTTACGGTTAGAATCCCCTCCACTACTCGAGTCACATGCCCAGTACCATCGATGGTTACTACATCATAAACATAACGACCATAATAAAGATTTGCCGTTGTATTGGCATCAAGAGACAAATAAATGATTCCATTCGTTGGTTCAGGAATCGAAATTGCAAAACTAACTGCATTAGTTGACGTATACCACTTTCGGACTTGAGCTTGTGCTGTATAGCCAGTCAGATCCAAGGCATTCCCGGCATCGTTAGTCAAGTTTAATTCAGTATTAAATGTTGTAGCTTGATCAACGATTATATTTGCTTTTGCAGCCATCTTAATACCTATTTATGTTATACTGCAATTGCAATTCGTTGGAAACTCACAGTTGACACAGACGGTGTCGGTGTAATAAGTAAATTAATGTTTCCGCCGCTGATATTTGCTGAGAATACTGCAATTGTTCCAGCTGATGCTAATGTAGCATATTCTGTAATGTATGCATTAGTGCCGTCATGCATCATCATAATTTCTGTTGATTGATACCCAGAAGCGCTATTCACTTGTAAAACATACTTAGAAGTTCTATAGGTTGAAAGACTATAAGAATCTACAATTTGGTTTGCAGTCGCTGTAACATACGAAGCTGCTCCGCCTAACTGCAGAACAATATTATTGCTTACAAATGCTTGGCTGATATTCAATGTTGCTGGGCTACTAACTGTACCCCCACGAATGTCTGAGACAATCGCTAAGGTGTTAGCAGAGAACACTCCATTGACATATGCATTACCTGTAGTAAGCCCTGTCGAACTATTAGCCGTGACGATAGACGAACTGAGATTTGCGGCGATTTGATTAGTCTTTGTGACCCAATCATTGAACGTGTCAGTTGATGTAGATATCTGTGCTTGACTAATTGCCATTTTTATTACTCATTAAAATCTTTAACATTTCTTTAATATCTGTTACAGCTTCTGTTAGTTCATTAACTTTTCTATTAATGGCGTCTTGTTGCTGAACCCTATTACGCTCATTCATGTATTGAGTTAATTCTGCATCATTTCTATTTATGATGGCACCTGTATTTACATTCCTGAATAATCCTGGAATGCTGGTTGCAATAAATTCATTTTGAGTTGCCATTATGCGCTAACACCCAAGGCTTTCAAGCTGTTTACTCTAGGAACAATATTGACATTATTTGATAGAAGAACGATTTTAAATTGTGCTACATCAAATGTATCATATTCAGTTAGATCTGTTCCATAATATCTAACCACAAAATTTTGTGGATTAATAAATGCTTCATAGGGACTTGTAACCTTGTCAATGTACAACCCGCTACCATTAATGACCGTATTAGTTGCTACAAGTGAATTGAGCGTCAACTGGGTAGTGTTTGCAATTGATGCAACAGTCGCAATGAAATAATTGGTATTAGGTGCTGTTGAAGAATAGATTTTTACAACATCATTGACCAAAATATCTGTACCGAAATTGGTTGCTGAGCCTGTAACTGTGGCGCTTGCTGCTGTTGTAGTAACTACACCTGCAACATTTAAACTTGGAGGCTGAGTAGGCAATCCAAAATCAATTTCTACATAATTGTTTGCAGCGGTTGTACTAACCTGCCCACCTGTGTTATTAACAGTAACCAGTTGTGTCCACTTTTTGTCATCAAATGCATCGCTATCTTTGGTATTGTGTAATTTTGCATAAGCAAGAACACTCGTACCTGCAGGTTGGAACGCTGTTAAGTATACAAACAAGCCCTCTGACGATTTGCCAGAATCAAATGTTAACTTTGTTGTGATATGCTTTGACAGTGCGTTACCTGTACGGATAGCTTCATTTGTTGTATCGTTATTAATTAAATATTTGCCTACATGCAAACTTAATAAGTCTGTATCAACATATGGTGCGCTATAGACACTATTTGATGTATTGGCTTGTTTAATTGTAATCTTCTGAATTGAAGATTTATTACTATTGTATAAATTTGTTGGGTATTGTACTTCGTTTGACCGAGACATGATCAAACTATTATATTTTGTGAGTGACGTTGTTTTTAAATTATCAACGTAACTAAAATTTGAATTAGATACTGTATAGTTTGATCCGTCATAATATGCAAGACTTTGTTGAATGTTTGCTGATCCACCTGCAGAAAGTCTAACAGCAACTTCAGGATTTATTTTTGACACACTAAGATTGTCAACAGAAGAAATTGTTGCATTAATAACACCATTGATTGCAATTCCGCCTGCTGCGCCGCCGGCACTAATAGACCCTGCAATAGATTGTCCCGCTTGGAAATACAAAGTTGAGTTTGCAGTTGATCCTTTAAGATATATTGTATTTGCGTATTGGTTGGTGTAATATACTTCACCGACTTGTGTTTTGAAATATGGTGCGGCAACAGTGCTTAAACGCCAAACACTTGAATATGGCTCAGCTATGGTCAAGGTAGTATTATTTGCAATGCTTACAACTCTACGAACAATAGGCACTGTTAAAGTATTAGCAGCTGTGCCCCATACAGCAATATAACTGCCGCTGGTAAACGTGCTTAGGAACGTAGTGCCGGTACCTGTTACTGTTGTGCTGTTAGCAATGACAGTTTGTGCAGACACATTAGCATATTTTGTAAATACAATATCACCGCCAACATATGCGCTTGACTGACCTGTAATTGTAAGAAACTCCATGTCATCATTAACGTATTCATAGGTTGCGCTGTTAGCAGTAAATTGTGCAATGTATACCGCATGCTTTAGTTGTGATGCAGCACGTGGGGTTACTGTTCCGTCTGATGCATAGTCAAACAAAGCACCCTGAAACCCTGCAGAAAACCCAGAGAGTTTTGTATTAGTTCCTACGATAGGATATCCTGCAGTTCCTGTCCATAACTCATAGTCAGGATCATACGCTTGAATTCTAAGCGCATATTTTTTGCCTGACGCTAATGGGATTGGTTGAGTAAATGTAAGTGAAGTCGCTGTGTTAGCAAATGGTTCAGTAACAATTGTTGAGTATGCAACATCTAAGTGTGATGCAGGATATATTGAAGTAAAATTTGGACTACCATCTAAATTTGTATCACAAATAGAAACATGTAATCCCGGATTAGAAATTCCTGAGCGGTTATTATTTGCTTGCGGTTTTGATTTTAAATAAAGATCGAGACCTGTGACAAATACAGAAGTTGAATTTGCTGCAGCATTTGGATCAATATAAAAAGTCTGTGCTAAAATATACATTTAAACCTCGATTTAACCACTAACGATAGACACAGGGGTAGTAACAAAATTATTAGATACAGCACTACCTGCTAAAACTTGCAACGTTACATAACAGCTTGATGTGTTATCACTGTTAGTTAAAACAGCTTGCTTGGTACCTGCGATTCGATTTTTTAAATCTTGGTTCGCCAATAATGAGGTCGCATTGCTAGGAAGGCCTGAGTTATAATAATATGTGAATGTGATTGCTCCGTTTGCATCTGTTTGCAAATTATCTCCAGGAAGCCCTCCATATATTTGGCAACTTGCAGAGGAATCAGTCCCATTATAATAAAAATAATGTCTTGTTGCGGGACGTAGCCCCTGTGCAGATATAACAAACCGTTGAGCAGCTGCTATGTATGTGATATTTTGGCTAGCAGCGGGTGGCGTAAACCCCCCAACAATTGCTGAGTTAGCAAGAATTCCTGTAGTAGTTGCCATCGTATATTGTTCCTGAATATTTTAATTATTTATAGACATGATTTAAGCATATCAATGGCCGCCGAGCATCTGATCACGAGAGTAGTACGTGACGCCAGTTTGAATAATTGGATGTGTGGGTGTTGCAGTACTTGTACCTGTGTATATAACGGGTGTTGTATTTGTAGTTGAATTAGCTACTACAGTATTAGATGTAGCAATTACATTGTTTGTTGCAACAATGCTTCCAGTAAGAAGCTTCTGTGTATATGGTAAAGTCGTAATTTTTCCGTCAGTATTTGCAACAGTTGCTGTATTGCTTGGATTCACTTTATGTGGAATATTAATTGCAAATATCTGAGGAACAACTTCATGATTGATGATTGATGTTGTGTTTTCAGGACTTGTTGTATCTGTAAATGATAAATCATTAAAGTTATCAGCAAAGAACCCATACTTAAAGCGGTTCAACGTAGGGCTTACTGAAGAAGGAATTGTCAAATCTTTAACGTTCTGCTCAAGACTTGTTAAAGTGACATAGAATTCTAATGCTGCAATTCTTGCCTCAAGATTCGCTATGTCTTTCATTGTGTATCCAACAGGTTGATACTGTTTTTGTTGTGATACAGTTAATGTAGGTACAATAACAGTGTGCTGCTGGACTCTAAATGTAGTTAGAGTCTCATTAGCAATGCCTTTATCTAAAATAAGAGTATAATTTGAAGATAACTGCGAAGGTACAGAGGGGTATGGCGGAACGTATAATAACGTGATAGTCATTGTATCAACAGGAGCAGGAGGCGCAACTAAATTGTTTGCACCAGAAACACCTTGAATAGATGAAATGACGCCGTTTTTATCAATAACTACACGATCTACACGCCCCAAATAATTTTCAAGAGTTGAACTGTATGTGCTTGCTGGGACAGGAAACCCGATCTTAGTAGTTAGCGACGCACTGTTACCAAAACGAGTATTAGCATTTAATACTGCAGGATTAATGGTTGCACCTGTAACTGTTGTAGATACAGTGGCTGTGTTTGGTACACGCGGTCTAAAATCTACATGGTCAATCAAATCACGATACACGCCATCTTTGCCAACCAATTCAGGAATTTCGTGTGTATTGACTTTCCCGCCGGTTAGTGTTGCATTGAGAGTTGCAAAAGATAATGTATCATCAACTGGGTATGAAACCCTACCTGCAAAGAATCCTGCAGAAACATTTGTGTAATTGTCAAATGCAACTAACAGCCCCTTTGATGAAGTGAGTGCTACCGTAGATCCTGGATTAAGATTCAAGTACCCATGATTATAGTAATCTACATTTTGATTATGATCAATGTAGAACTGGTTGGTCACATCGGTGCCTGTATTCGCAGTGGCCGCTACAACGTTAGCGGAAAGATCCAAGAACACAGCTTTCAATCTATGAATATCAGGTATACCCAAATTCCATGGGCCTGTTGTATTTGATGTGTATGCATTAACTGTAGCAGAACCTGATCCTGTTGCTGCAGCAGACATAATGACAACAGTAGAATTGACTGAGGAAACAGTTGTGCCTACTGTGATACCTGTAATATTTGCTGTTAGTGTTTCACCAGCAACAATACCTGTGTTTGAAGAAATACTTGTAATCCACAAATTCCCACTAGCTAGTGTACCGGTGAAAGATGCTGCTTGCTGTACATTTGCAAGATTGAGTTTAACCCAAGTGTATCGATTTGATACTTTAACTAGTGGGGTTGGAGCAACCTTTAGAATATTACACTCAACTCGAACATTGACGTTTGAAGAAAAATAACTTGCACTATTTGCTTTATTTAAAACAATAGTTAGGATTTGTCCGCTTGCATCAAGGTTTGCAAAACGGTCTGTTCTGTTATGAATAGAATAGTGTGTGTTTGCAGGATGATAGAATACAGCATTTGAGGTTGCATTAGTATTAAGTGTGTTTGAATCCACTTGGAAAGCGGTGCTATTAATAACACTTGTGATTCGTTTAATCTCACCTAATGAATTACTATATAGTTTAATATAGTCACCTGATGTTAGCACAGTCAACGGAGATACTGAAGCAGTTACAACATTGCTTGAAGCGGTAACACCAAATGTTCCTAAGTAATTTGCAGACGCTTGAACATTCGCTAGCGGAATAACACTGATGTCATATTCTTGTGTAGCAGATAGTGTGCCGCCATTTGAATATGGGTGATATTCATTACCGTTTGTAGTGACAGTGATGATACCCGCCGTATTTGTGCTACGTATGTCTTTATAAATGTATGTAATGGTATTTGCGTTCTTTGTTGCTGTAGCACCATGATAAAATACCATACCTGATGAATTGGTATTAACAACAGTTGCAATAGGTGTGTTTAGTGTTGGATCAATTGTTGTTTTAATATCAGCAATACCCGTATACGCTGTACCGTTGGTTGCTGAGTAATACACACTTCGTGCATTTCTAAAATTATATCCAGGATTCATATCTACATCATAAAGATAAAGATTATAAGTTGCTGTATTGGTGCCCGGCGTACCTCCTGGCATTAACGATTTATGGCGAATTCTTGCGCGACCAATTGCATTACCTACAGGTGGTGCTGTATTACTGATTGACCAGTGGGCGTTGTTGCTCAAGTATTGCTTGGCTGTATCATAAAACGTAACTAGATCACCTACGGTGTAATCAAATACACCACCCAGCTCATTGATAGTAATATAGTTTCCATAATTCAATGCTATTGATGTATTAGATACTGTAGTTGTGTTACCTTGTGGTACAGACAATACGTAGTTTGTAAACGTCTGTACTCGTTTTCCTGAGATATATGCATATCCTGGATCGATAGTAATCTGGAATGTATTTGCTTCTGCACTAACTGTGTTAGCAGTAATTGTTGATACAACAAACGGATCTATAACAAAGTCACCTGCAGTATCTTGTGTTCTCTTCGCCATCTCATCGCCAATAATACTATATGATGTCTGTTGGTTCTGAAGATATGGTTGCCCTTGTGAAAATGCAGTGATAGTGAAGAATTCAGTATTGCTTTGAGATGCTGCTGAGCTGAGTACTGTCAATGCAGGTGCAAGCAAGAGACGATCTGCCCCGGGTGCCTGTGCATTGAATGTTCCAGCAGAATTATCAAGTAAGTTTGTGTCAATATTGCTATTGATAATCGCTTCGTTAGTATTAAATCCAACGACTACGCCGTCTGGAGTATTAGAATACTTGCTTACAACAACTGTTTGCGGAGCAACGTATAGGAAGTATCCTTTCTGATAAATGACACCTTCTGAAACACCAAATGCATATCCTGATCCGATGGGAGCAGATGCGGTGTTAGCAACTGTAAGCTGGCAAAGATAATTCTGAGCAGTTAATGATAGAGAAGCAACAGTCGCTGTTGAGTTTGATGTTTTGATTGTCGCATAAGGAGGAATATTATATCCATTACCTTGTGTGAGCATAATGATATTGACAATCTTACCAGAAGCATCTGTAACAGGTGTTCCTGTAGCGCCTGATCCGATAATACTCACCAACTGTGTAGATGTGACATTATTAATAAGAACTGTGTTACCTGGATTGAATGTCCAAGATGTTGATGTTTGATTAACATTTGTTAATGCATTAGCATACGGACGTAGTTTCAATACCAAGCTGCCAGGAATTGCCGTAGCATTAACTTCTGTAACAACTGCATTAGCTAGTGAAACAGGATCATTAAGTGTTTGTCCTGCTGTGACGCTTGCTGTGTTTGTAACAGTAACAGCAGACATGAATGTAACAACATCGGTATTACTGAATCCTGCACCCGTACCGCCCACAGGAACATTGGTTTGGAAAATTGAATTATTTGAATCAAAAATAGTTAGAGAATCTTGGGCATTAAACGAAGTCTGCTGTCCGTTATTACCTGAGTTAATATAACGAACAAATAATGTATTAAGATCAGGTGCCTGAGACTGATATCCGCTAGAAACAGACATAATGTATGCTGTTAAATTAGCGCTGTTATTTGCATAGAGGCCTACGTAGTTATTAACTACAGTACCTAGCAGGTCTACTTGTAGATCATTAACTTTTACATAAGGATATGTTGGGTAGTAATGAAAATTACACCCATTAATGATTGTACCTCGTGTAAAGATATTGTCACCAAATTGCTCGATTTGGTTTTGCAAAATTGTCTGAAGCTGGTTAAGCTCACGTACTTGTACTGCAACACCCGGCTTGAAGAGGATTTTATAGTAGTCATTAGACTGACTAAAATCATCATAGTACGGAGCAACACTTAGATCTGTTTGAATAGGCATTCGAATCCTCAGTATTCTAGAATAAGTTTTATAGTTTCAGACTGCGTACCTGATCTGCTAACAGCATCAAAGTTTTCAAGATAAAGGACTTGACCGCTTTCCATAACTAAATCTGGGCTTGTGGAAGTATTTATATTAAAAATTGCACCGCTAGAAGCTCCTTGAATTGTCGAGGAGGAGTATATAGGACCCAACTTCGAAGTTAAATAAACTTGAGTGCCTGCGCCATTGTTTGAAAAGAAAACAGCATTAGAAGTTGCAATGCTTTGTATACCCGGAGCAGGTGTAGTATTGCTTGTTCCTTGATACACAACTTCATTCGGTGTAAATGCATAAGCCCCTGTGTAACTTCCTGCATAGGAATACATTTGAACAAACGTCTCGAAGTATTTTGAAACGCCATTGTTTAGAATAGCGCTTATTTGAGCATTTGCAGCAGAAGTTTTCCCAATAATTGTTCCTACGGTACTATTTGTTGATACCGCAAAGGATCCGTATGCATTAGTAATTTGCAAACTTCCAGCAGATGTTGCAACAACAACACCCGTAGCAGTCGTTGTTATATTGGCAGATGCATTTGCAAGGGACTGGGTGACTGTTTCACCTACTTGGAAACTACCATTCAATCCTGTTGTAGTAAAAACCACATTTGAGAATAACGGATCTTTTAAAATGCCAATTGTCTGATAATCATTCACTGCAGGGATGGTGCTGCTTTCTGTATTTGAAAACTTAACACTGAGACCTACTCGAGAAGAATACAGCTCTGCTCCCACGTTTGCTCCGTGGCCGCCTGTAGGTCCTGCGATAACACGAACGACAGCTGTGTTACTAACACCTACAGCATTAGATGCGTAAACATAAGCACCTGCATTATAGACACCTGTACCTCTGTTCAAAACTTGAACTTGGTAGATGCTATTTGAGATACTTGAATTCACCAAGGCTCTTGCAATAGTGGTCGGCGCTGTGTCTGAACTGTTTAAAATAACAACAGCAGGATTAATATCATAGGTAGTTGTATTATCAGGAATAGAAGCAAATGCAGAATCTAAAGTAACATATGTTCCTAGAGTATTTGTCGAGTGTGAAGTGATTTTCCTGTATTGCCCTGATCCCGTGCCGCCCGTAATATACAAATAACATCCGTTATAATAGTTATTAACTGAAGATGCCGTATTTGCAAGCACACACAAAGGTTGTGTACCATTAGTGACTGAGCCTGCGTAGAATTTTCCTGAAAAGTAATTGTTATATCCTGTTCCGCCTGATTGAACTACAATAATATCAACAGCACCCGAAACTGCATTAGCAGTTACATTAGAATCTGCGACGATAGGAATATATTGATTAGTTGAAAATTTATTGAATGTAGCAGAAGTAATCTGATACATGTACTTCCAGATATATCCATCGGAAGTCTTATAATATGTGTCGCTTGCTGAGGTATCAGCAAAGGTTGGAGGCTGAGTTGATGTGCCTCCATTATTATTAAACAAACATTTGAACACGTAGTATGTATTACTTTGATACACATACACATAAAATGCTTTATTAGAAAGTGTAGTATCTGTATCATCATACATTGTATATGCAGTACCGCTAGTCCATGGATACGCATATGCCATTAAAGATACGTCACTAGAAAGAATGTGCTTACCGAATAACATATTATTAAATGCATTAAACTGGGTTGCACTAGGTGTATCTAGAAGAGGAGGAATTACGCCACCTGAAAACGGAGTAGATGTTCCAGAAAACATATAGTATAATGTATTCGCTGCTTCATTAAATGACTCAACGAACTGATTTGCCATGTGGAGTCTATAATTGTTTGGAATAAGTTGTGTTGTCGCCATCTTATGTGCCTATAATCGGAGCTGTATTTGAATTGCCAATCACTAGAGGTGTTGTTATTTTATACTTTTTAATAACCGCACCAAATAACTTTGTTCCTGCAACATGAGTAATTGTTTTTACCATGTCAGCATATTTAGTTAAATCTAATGAAGACTGAACCTCATATGAAAAGCCTTGGTAATAGTTGCTGTCTTGAATGTATTTATCAGCACTTAAAAAGCCTTTTGTCGATGAATAATATCCAGGAGCATATCCTTGTTTACCCAATCCTGTTTTTGCTGTGCCGCTACGTGTTTTATCAGATGATGTAAAGGTTATCAATTCCGCATTAACATATCCAAATCCTGAAGATTGTACAGCCAATGTTTTTACAGTGCCGGTAGAAGCAAATGTGTTAGCGTATACGTTGGCATTGTCACCTGAAAATCCAGAAATTGTATTAGCAACAACTGCAGTTACTATAGCATTTGCTCCACTCAAGGAACCTGTAATTGCATAGGTTGGTACAAAGTCCTGTACGATTGATAATCTACGAACACTTAGAACAGTGCTGTTTGCAGCAATAATGCTTCCTAGCGCCGACAAATTAACAGGCACTGTACTAACACTTGCAAGATTTGCTGTTGTTCCAGATGATAGCCCTGTGATTTTGCTAGTTGTCACAAAGGTGCCGCTGAATGTGTTAGTAGTTAGAGTGTTACCTGAGATCAACAAGACAGAACCTGCTGCTGACAATGAAAGAACGTTAGCCGCTGCATTTTGTGTATATGGGGCTTGTGTTATATAAAATGCTGTGGTGTTGATTACGTTATTAACAACTCGTAAATCTTTTGCACCGATATAAACATACTGCCCAACAGCAAGAGCAGCTGTTGATCCTGTTGTTGTTTTGACTAATGTTGATAATGTGTTTGCAAGGAATAATCCTGCTGTGCCATTGCTTTGATAAACAACTTCACCGTAAGTAAACACATTAGCAGCGTATGTACCCCCATTAACGTTTGCAGTAGCAAGAGTAGATACTCCTGAAATAGGCACAGCTTGTTGTACTGTCTCACCTACAATAAATGGTGTTACAGATGTTGCAATGTTTATAATATAATCTTGCTTTCTTTTTGGAGCAATTACAGGTTCATATATTTCAACGTATGGATTATCGTTATAATACAATCCAGGATTGGTTGTTATAATCGATTGGATTGAACCAAGATTATATACGCTAGCTCCGATTATATCAACAAGATATCCATTTGTCAAGTTTGCTGAAGGCAACTTTGGAAAGCCAAAGGTTGTTGCATTTAAAGCGATTGTTGTGTATGCTGTATTACCTGTGAATGTAACAGCGGCACCTGCAGTTGTTGTTCCTGTATAGTTTCCAGACATGATTACAGCAGTGCTGTTTACAATGTTAGTGACTATAGGTAGCGCAGGTAACCCTGCAGTTACTGTAGGATTGCTTGATGTAATAGCGCTATTGCTATTAATACCTGTTGTAGATGACATTCCGGTAATAAAAGCGTTACCATTTGTAAATGTACCTGTTTTAGATGTTGATGTTTGTAGTGTGGATTGCCCACCTACATAATCAGTATAGGTATAGATAGTTTCTGTTGTATTCAATTGATTGATACTAAAGCTAGCACTGATACCTGTTGAGTATCCTGTGATAGTCGCATTGCCAGTTGTAGTATACAATGCTGTATGGGAATTAGTAACAGAGCCTGACAAACTTATAACACCAATATTTGTATCATAAGAAGATATATTTGCTTTCGCTCCTGAAATTGATCCTGTGATTACTTGACCTGCTGCAAAGTATGAATTATACACATTAGAGACATTTAATATAACAGCTGTTGTATTCGAAGTAACTACCTTGACAACCGCATTTGCATTAGTATCAGCAGATGTGATTGTTTCATTAAGAACAAAAGTTCCTGAAATTGGAGTAGCGTATAAATTTGCTGTTGTTGAAAAAGCAAATACATTAGCAGTCACATTGGCTGCATTGTTAGCAGGATTATTGATAATAACTGTGCTGAACTTGCTAATCGGTGTTGTGTTTGTTAATAGTGTTGAGTGTACATTAGTCAAATAAAATTTTGTATTTGAAATTAATATTTGCGAGTTTGATGTATATCCCCAGCCGCCGTCATTCAAAGTAAACTTTACGATACCGCTGATGTCTTGTATAGCAGCTACACGCCCAACAGCCTGTTGTCCAGAGCCTGAGGATACAGCAACCTGATCTCCTATAGCAAACCCGTAACTTCCATCGTCTACTACGAAACTTGACAATGATCCAACTACGAAAGGCACATCAGTTAAATTGTTATCAATATATAGCGCTTCACCTGTTTGAAAATCTTTAGAAAGATTGGTGATATAGAAGACATTAATGAACTTAGATCCGATTGCTCTCGTAATGATTTTATCAACGAAAGCAGTAGCCCCCGAGTTTACACCTGTGACGATTTTGCCACTAAATTCAGGAATTCGAGGTGAGTTAGATACTTCCAAGTATATAGGTTGAGTCCACACACCATCAGATGGTTTTAATATATCTTCTGACGGAAAGTATACAGTAATATCTTCATTGAATACTAATTGAAATAATAATTTAAGGGCACGAATATTACCTTTTGATCTATATAAATCAATGATTTTTTTAACAGTAAGTCGTTGATCTGAAAGTGTTGTAAACTGAATACCTTCAAGATAGGTATTTTTAAAGTGTATAATGAATTGGTCTAGCGTTGTATCAATATCTGAAAAACTTTGTAGGTTTCTAGCTTGATAAATTGGATTACCTTGTTGTTCCATCCACTCATAATACGCTTCAATAAAAGCAATAAGCGTCGGCCCACTTTCATTGTAAAATGCTGGAAATTGACTCGCAATTAAATTCGAGATCGTTGTTGGTGTCATTATTGTCTTACAATTTGTACATTAACAGAAATTTCATCATTAGGAATTTCTAAGATTGTATTTTGATTTGAGGTATAATCTAATACACCGTCAGGAAGCCTTGCATAGATTCGAATAGAGTCTCCGAAGTAATTACTTGTAAAGAAATTATTCAACTGTATCCGGCCTGTGACATAATCAACCGTACCGATGTTTAGTATAGTATGATGGTTGCCGTCGCTTTGCTGCTGTACAATACGAATATTGCCATTACTATCATCTTCTAAAGAGACCACAACATCATTATAAACAAAATTTGATGATAATATTGCATGTAAATCATCTGCAGCATGAATAGTAGGCTCAGGGGGATATGCGCTGTTAAGCGCAGTATTAAAGTCAATTGTATAATTTTGAATTTTTGCCAAAGAAGGTACTAACTTCTTCATCAAAGTATATTCTGTTTGGTTACTAATAATGCTGGCGTCTGCAGCGTCAATGTTGGCGACTAACTTTGAATACAATAAAGTTGCTTTAAAATTATTTAAATTTACCAAGTTATAACTTTGAATGGCAGAGGTGACAAACCCAGAAATATCTGCAGGAGACAAAGATGTTTTATTGACATTATATTTGACCACACTTTGTACACTTGCATAGGTATAGTTGGGCTCAATGAACGATGGTTGAATGGTTAATGGCGCTCTTGCATTTAAGTATGTGGTATATTCTAGTTTCTTTGAGTCAGGCACTGCATCGAAGTTTGCAATCTTCATTGAGATAAGAACTGTGCCATACTGAGGAGGATTTGCAGTTTCTCCGCCATATACAGATAACGCTTGAATTTCAGGATAGGCAATACGAAGCAAACTCTCGTAGTCGTTTGCCGTAACTGCTCTATCTTGTGTGGCATAGAAACGAGGAGCATTCTGACGAATTGTTTCGATATCTTCGCCAATGTCACCCCCTGACGCACGAGAGACTGTTGTTATAGCGATATTTGATGATCCACCAAGGGTGCCATTAGGGGAGAAGATTGAAATCCCGTTAGGCAACTGTCCGTTGGTTACACGATATTCTGCAATGATAGTTGAGTTGTCTACAGGCTTCTTACCGACTACGTTGTCGCCAAAAACAATTTGATAAAGATTATTTTCTGATCCCTGCAAGAAATATACAGTAGACGTTGTAGTAAGATCTAAAATAGATGATGAAAGAGAATATGGAGTGACGTTAGCACCATTATTCTCAACAACAGTTACGGTTAAAGAGTTTGTGTCAATGGTTGGATTAGAAAGAACAAATTTTTGAACGCTGGCGCTGTTTGCTACTGCTTGTACTACAAAGGTGTCTGTGACATAAGTGCCTTCGTAGATGTTTAAATTGTTTGCTACAAATATTCCATTGCCACTTTGTAGAGTAATGTTCTCATTTGTACTGAACGTGTAAGCGTTAGACCCCGCTTTACCTGTAAATGAGGTTCCCTTAGGTATTGATAACAATATTGGAATATTCACGCCAGTAAATGTAACCTGTAAATTTACATTGGCTTGTGCTGATCGGAATGACCGAGGAACATAGTTTAACTCTTTTGCTTTTAAAACAACAGAGTCACGCAATTGTGCTGTATCAAGGAACATCTCAGATCCAATCATATTCATATAATATGCATTAAGATAGGTATTATATGATAATAAATCTAGAATGACGTTGAGATTGCTCGCATCAAAATTATAATCTTGAAATTGTGGTTGTGATGAAAGATATGTCTTTAAAGAGTTCTTATAGTCAGCAAAATCGAGACTAGTTAAAGAGATGCTAGAATTTGCCATGTTATCGTACTCTATAGAGAATGGTGTTTAACGTAATAGGATTGTTATTATTTATTACAGAAAAAGTAATCGTTACTACGTAAGCATTTTCATCAATGTACGGAGTAGCAATTACGTTAATCACATTAGCACGAGGCTCATAATTCATAATGACATTTTGTATTTCTTCTTGAAGGCCCGACTGTGTTTGTGGAGTCATAGGCTCAAACAAAAATTTTCTAATATTGCTTCCAAAGTTTGGATTAAAGGGTCTTTCATACTTATTCGTAAGAATAAGATTTTGAATAGCAGACTTTACAGCCTCTTCGTTCTTTTTACGAACAATGTCTCCAAGATCTGGATGTACATCAAAGTTAGTAAAAATATCACTATAGATTTCAG